AAGATTCTTGCGTATTTTGTATCGTCCAGGATATGCTGTCCAAGCACGAGAACTAACTCAGATGCAGACTATTCTGCAAAATCAAATTTCTCGTTTTGGTAGTCATGTATTCAAAGAAGGCTCACTAGTTATCCCAGGAGAAATCGGGATTGATACTAAAATTGCTTATGTTAAATTAGAAGCTACATATAGTGCTGTTCTTGCTGATACAGTTATAGATAAATTCGCTGGTTTGATTATTGAAAATACTGCTGGAGTACAGGCACAAGTTATTCACTATACTGTTTCTTCTGGTGCCGATTCTGCAGCACTATTCATTCGCTATTTAAATTCTGGCGATAATAATACAACAAAAACATTCTCTGATTCAGATATTTTAACAAATTTAACTGGGACAAATCTTGCAGGTAATGAAATCACTGCAGGAACATATACAGTTCAGGCTGCTACTTCTTCTTCAACTGGAACTGGATCTATTGCAACTATTAAACAAGGTGTTTATTATATTAAAGGACATTTTGTTTTAGTACCAGAACAAATACTTATTCTTGATAAATTTACAAATACTCCATCATATAGAATTGGTTTAGTTACTTCTGAGTCTATTATTACTGCAGAAGAAGACGGAACTCTATTTGATAACGCACAAAACTCATTTAACTATGCTGCCCCTGGAGCCCATCGATACTATATCGATGCTGTACTAACAAAACTGTCTATAGATAGCACACAAGATATAGATTTTATTGAGTTGATTCGTGTTGGTGATGGACAAACTCAAAGTATAGTTGATAAATCAGAATACTCATATCTTGAAAAAGAATTTGCCCACAGAACATATGATGAGTCAGGTAACTACACAGTTAAGAATTTTGAGATTGATGTTCGTGAGTATAGAAATAATAATCGTGGTGCGTGGACATCAGGTCGTGTTTATTTAAATGGTGATGTAGTAACCAATAGTGATTACACATATGTTGCAAAAAACAGTGGTACTTCTTCTAGTAGCACTGCACCAACTCATACTACAGGTTCTGTTTATGACGGATCTGTTTCTGGTGTTGGTACATCTGGTGTTCAATGGGAGTATAATGCTACTCCTTATTATAATCGTGGTGTTTATACTCCAGGTACTTCAGAAAATCTTGGAACTCAACAGGCAAATGAAGCAAAATTGGCTATTGGTTTAGAGCCAGGAAAAGCATATGTGCAAGGTTACGAAATTGAAAAACCTGCCACTGAATATGTTACTGTTAATAAGGCTAGAGATTATCTTACAGTAGACAATGGAGTTATTCCTTCAACTGTTGGAAATTATGTCCTTGTAACTAATATTAATGGTGCACCACCAATCAGTGCAAATGCTAATGCTTCTTTTAATCAAGTAACTCTTTACAATAGAGTAACTTCTGCAGTTGGAACTATTCCTTCTAGTGGAACTATTGTTGGATATGCTCGTGCTCGTTTTATGGAATACCATAATGGAACAATTGGTGCACAAACTGCTATTTACAAATTAGGTATTTTTGATGTCCAGATGGTTTCTGGATATGATTTTAATCGTGATGTTAAATCATTTTATCATGTGGGATCAAGCAATGATGTTAATTTAAACTTTACTGCTGATATTGAAGGAACTACTGCAGTTGGTTCTGGAACATTAACTCGATTAATTGGTTCTGTTACTGCTTCTGCATCAACTACAATTACTGGTGCTGGAACTTCTTTTCAAACAGATCTTAGAGTTGGTGATTATGTTTTCTTGGGCACTGCTTTGAGAAGAGTTACTGCTATTGCATCTCAAGTTTCTCTAACAGTAGATTCTTCAATTTCAGTTACTGGTTCTACACTTGATAGAGTTGGAACTAAAGTATATGAACCAGAAAATACTTCTTTATTGTTCCCATTCCCATATTATGCAATTAAGGATATAACAGATACAGTTTATACTGTATATGAAACATTCACTAGTAGTGTTTCTGCTGGCTCGATCTCAATTGGTCCACCAAGTTCTGGAACATTTGCATCAGCTGCAACTACAACTAATTATACAGTTATTGATACTGACGCAACATCTGGTGGTGCTATTGTAGCAACCACTAGTATTACACCATCTGGATCAAGTGCTAGTATTACTGTTAGTACTGGTTTAAATGGAAGAAATGTTTTTGTTATTGCTGCAGTAAATAAAAGTGGGGCTTCTTTAACACAAAAATCTAAAACATTAGTTTCTGGTGCTACTAAAACATTTACTACTCAAGCAGCAGCACAGCAAACTGCTTTACTTTTAGGTAAAGCAGATGGATATCGTTTGGTATCTGTTAAAATGAAATCAGGAACATTTGGTTCTCCAGGTGCCACATACTCTATTGACATCTCCGATCGTTTTATTTGGGATGATGGGCAGAGATCCACTCACTACGATGTGGCACGATTAATTCTTAAAAATTCATATGCCCCACCAGAAGCACCAATTGAAGTAACATTTGATCACTTTACTCATGGCTCTGGTGATTATTTTACTAAAAATTCATATCCTGCAACTATTCAATATGGTTCTATTCCATACTTCCAAGGTGTTGCCTTGCGAGATGTTATTGACTTTAGACCAAGAATCAATGATGCTGGAACATCATTCACAGGAACAGGCTCAGGAACTACATTATTACCAAAGCGTGGTATTGATATTGTAACTGACTTCTCTTACTACTTGGCAAGAAAAACTAAAATTGCAGTAGACTTTGGTGGAACTTTCTTTGCTGTTGATGGTGTATCTTCTTTAAATCCAGGAGAACCATTAGATCCATCGTTGGGATTAGTTCTTTATAATTTAACATTAGAACCATACACATTTGGAACATTAAGTAATAATGTTCAAGTGAATAGAATTGATAATAAACGATACACAATGCGTGATATCGGAAAATTAGAAAAACGAATTGATAATCTAGAATACTATACCTCTTTATCTCTACTTGAACAGCAGACTGAATCTTTAGATGTTATAGATTCTACTGGACTAAGCAGATTTAAAAATGGTTTTATTGTAGATAATTTTGCTGGACATAATACAGGTGACACTTCATCCCCTGATTATATTTGTTCTATTGATATGGAAAGAGCAGAATTGCGTCCATTCTATACAATGCAAAATGTCAACTTAATTGAAGGTGTTTCTTCTGATTCAGATCGTCAATTAGCCAACTATAAACTTTATGGTGATGTCATTACATTACCTGTATCAAATCATTTACCAGTCGTTAAGCAAGCATATGCTTCTCGTTTAGAAAACATTAATCCATTTGCAGTTTTTACATTCTTGGGTGATGTTAAAATTAATCCGTCTTCCGATGATTGGTTTGAAACAGATCGTCGTCCAGATTTAGTTATTGATGTTGAAGGTAATTTTTCAACAATTAAAAACCTTGCTGAAAAAGCAGGTGTTCTTGGAACTGTTTGGAATGCTTGGCAAACTCAATGGACTGGTGCACCTATTAGTACTGGTCGTATTAAATATACAACTGGTGGAAACTGGGCGTCTCGTCAGGGGGATGTATATCTCACACAAGCAGAACTACAAGCAAAATTTGGTATTAATGAATGGGGTAATGCTCGTCAAATTACAGTTGAGACACAAGCAACTCAAGTCGGGCAAAAGAGAACTGGTATTAAAACTACTCTTGTTGAAAAAATTGACAGACAAGTTGTTGGAGATCGTGTCCTATCAACTGCAGCTATTCCTTATATTCGCTCAAGAAATATTCTCATTCAAATCCAGAAGTTAAAACCAAACACTCGTTTCTATCCATTCTTTGATGGTATTGATATTTCTGCTTACTGTACTCCAGCAACTAAAATCGCATACACTCCTACTGGAGCAACAGCTGCAGCAAAATTAGTGACACATAATAAATTTGATGTTGATACTAATGTTGGATCAAATGCTACTGCCACTGCTCGAAGAGTTTCTGGTGATTCTCAAGTTTGTTTAAATCGTGGTGATGTTATTACTGGTGCCACATCTGCTGCAACTGCAGTTGTTGTCGCAAAAGAATATGATGCAGAAGCTGGAACATATGCATTATATGTGGTTAATGTAACAGGAACATTCACTGATAGTGAAACTATTACTGCATCAAATCCACTTGGATATGCTACTGCTGCTTCTGGAACTGTTGGTACAAGAACTCTAAAATCTCTTGGTGGAACTTTAATCTCCAATTTTAATGGTGATTTACAATTATTGTTTAATATTCCAAATAATGATTCATTAAGATTCCGTTGTGGTAGTCGTGAACTTAAATTAGTTGATGTAACTACTGCTAATGGTGCATTCACATCTCGTGCCAGAGCAAACTATCGTGCTGAAGGTATTTTAGAAACTAAACAAAGAACAGTTAATGCTGTTCGTAATGCAGAGTTGGCACAAGAACCATTAGAAGATAATCAAGTTATCACTCAAACTTCTGAGAGAGTTGTGGCTGATACTGGCTGGTGGGATCCACTTGCTCAGACATTCTTAATTGAACAAAAAGGTGGATGTTTCTTATCTAAGGTTGATATTTTCTTTTCATCTAAAGATACAGCAGTTCCAGTTACATTAGAAATTCGTGAAGTAGTTAATGGATATCCAGGTAAACGAGTTTTACCATTCTCTCGTGTAACATTAAAACCAGAGTATGTAAATATTTCTGAAAACACAGTATTGTTAGATGATGTTGATGTTAATTCATTTGATACTGCAACTACATTTACATTCCCAAGTCCAGTATATGTTCAAGAAAATACTGAGTATGCCATTATCTTAGCATCAGACTCAAATAATTACAAGGTTTGGGTATCAAGAGTCGGCGATTTAATTCCAGGAACATCTCGTACAATTTCTGAACAACCATATCTTGGTTCATTATTTAAATCTCAAAATGCTTCTACTTGGACAGCAGATCAGTCAGAAGATTTAAAATTCACATTGTATCGTTGCCAGTTCCAAACTGGTGTTAATGCAAATGTTGTATACTCTAATGATGCATTACCAAAAGTTACATTAGTGTCAGATCCATTTGAAACAAGAAGTGGTGTTGCTAAAGTTCGTGTTTGGCATGCAAATCATGGAATTCCAAGTGGGTCATTTGTTACTATTAGTGGTGTTACTGCCAATGTAAACGGTATTGCTTTTGCAGGATTTAATACAACTCATACAATTAGTGATGTTGATTTAGATAGTTACTGTATCACTCTTGGATCCAACGCAACTGCAACTGGATATAGTGGTGGCTCTACTATAAAAGTTACAAAACATATTCAATATGATGCTGTGCAACCATTAGTTCAGGTTCAAACATTTTCTGAGACTCCAATTAGTTTTGGACTAAAGGGTGTCAGTGGAAAATCTGTTGATTCTTCACAAGTTGCTTATACAAAAGAAACTTCGTATTCTAGTGTGTTAGCAAATGAAACTAATTATTTCACTTATCCAAAAATGATTGCGTCAGAACAAAATGAGGCTAATTCAGATTTGGCGAATGGTTTAAATGGTGCTAAGTCAGTGTACTTCAATGTTGTTATGAATACTACAAATGATGCATTGTCTCCAATTATTGATACTCATAGAACAAGTTTGATTGCTATTGGTAATAAAGTTAATCTTCCAACAGAAACAAACATGAATGTGGCTTCTTTAGATTATAATGTATTACTAAGTGCAGGTACTGGAGTTACTATTAGTGGAAGCACTATTACTACATCAACTCAAAATGCGGCATTCTTAACTGCTACTGTTGGTAAGTATTTAACTATTGCTGGAGCAAGTAGCGGAACAAGTACTAAGTTAATCACAGCAATTGCAGCTGATGGTAGTTCTATTACATTCGATTCAGCACCAACTGCTGTAACAGGTAATGTAACCCTAACACAAAGAGAAAGATTTGTTGCTGAAAATGCTCCAACAGAGAGTTCTGCATATAGTAAGTATGTAACTAAGAAAGTTACTTTAGCAAATAACTCTACATATTTGAGAGTTAAATTTGCTGCCAATCTTCCGTCAGAGGCTACTATTGAAATTTGGTATAAGACTAATGTTGTTGGCTCAACCATTGCATTTGAGAATGTTCCATACAGCCAAATGACAGTTGATTCTGCTATTATTACTTCTTCAAATGAAGAAGATCAATTCTATGATGCATCATATTCTCTATCTGGTTTAGGTGCTTATGATGCGGTTCAATTGAAAATTGTTATGAAATCTTCTAACAGTTCTCAAGTTCCAAGAATTAAAGATCTTCGTATTATCTCTTGCGCATAATGGAAGGTTTTGTTAAAATACAAAACAAAGAAGGTCTTATTAGAGATCTTTCTAGTGGCGCAGTGATAAATACTAATAGGACTGAATATGAAAACTATTTGCAAAGAAGAAACGCAGAAAAAGATTTAAAAGATCAAATTAAACAAAACGCTGATAAGATTGAAAAGATCGAATCAGATGTAACAGAGATAAAAGAAATGCTCGCAATGCTTATTAAGGGTAAACAATAATGGCAACAATCGTACTTCGCAGTGTAAAAGGCAGTCCGTTAACGATTGCAGAGGCAGACGCTAACTTTGATAACCTAAACACTGAGGTTGGAACAAAACTAACAGCATCTACATATACTGCTGCAGATGTTCTAACAAAAGTTAAAACAGTTGACGGAGTAGGTTCTGGTTTAGATGCTGACTTGCTAGATGGTTTAAATACTAGCAGTTCTGATATTAGTGGTAACTCTGTTGTTACTAGATCTTCTGGTAATTTCTCTGCTGGAACAATTACTGCTGCTTTAGTTGGAAATGTAACAGGTAATGTTACAGGTAATTTAACTGGAACTGTGACTGGTAACGCAACCAATGTAAGTGGTGTTGTTGCTATCAATAATGGTGGTACTGGTGCTACAACTGATTCCGCAGCAAGAACTGCTCTTGGTTTAGGAACCATGGCTACACAAGCTGCAAATAATGTTACTATTACTGGTGGTACAGTAACTTTAACATCTGCTTTAGCGATTGCTTCTGGTGGTACTGCAGCTACTTCTGTAATTCAAGCAAGAACAAACTTAGGTTTAGTTATTGGTTCTGATATTCAACCATTCTCTAATGAATTAACTGCTATCGCTGGTGCAACTTCAGCGACTGGATTCTATGTTCGTCTTGGTTCTGCTTCTGTTGCTGAGAGAACTATAACTGCTGGTACTAATATTTCTATCACTAATGGTGATGGTGTAGCTGGTAATCCTGTTATTACTGGATCATCAAATCCTTCTGTAGATTATATTGTTAAAACTGGAACTAATGGTTCTGGTGATATCGGACAATCTGCAAATAGATTCGCTGTTATTTACGGTACTAGTACTTCTGCTCGCTATGCTGACTTGGCAGAAAAATATACAACAGATAAAGAATACGAAACTGGTACTGTTATAACAGTATCTTTAGATTCATCTGCAGAAGGTACTGCTTCATTTGAATATGCACAACGAGTGCTTGGTGTAGTTTCTGCTAAACCTGCATTTATTATGAATGATGACGCAGAAGGACAGGCACTGGCACTTCGTGGTCGTGTTCCTGTTAAAGTTGCTGGTCCAATTAAAAAAGGACAACCTCTTGTTGCAAATCAGGATGGTCGTGGTATTGCTGGTGATCACCCAAATAGTTTTGCAATTGCCCTTGAGACTAATCTAGATCCTAATGTAAAACTTGTTGAATGCGTAATTTTATAATGCTACATGATAACTCAACCAATTGTCTTTCATAAGACAAATGTATCTCTTTCAGATATACTAATCCCAAAAGATTTAGTGGTCTATCTTAAGACCACTGAGACTTGCCAACTTAATTGCCAACACTGTTTTACAAATGGTGTCAACGGTAAAAAGATATACTTTAATCCCCAGAATACTGTAGAGTGGTTTGAACGACTCCACGAGGAATGCCCATCTTTTAATGGTGGGAATATTACATTTCATGGAGGAGAACCATTCCTTGCTCCACTAGATGATATGTACTATGTTTGGGATAAAGTATCAAAGATATTCCCTAATCTTAATTGGTCTTGCTCGACTAACCTATGTTTTAATTTAACTGAAGACCATATGAAGTTTTTCAAAACTGTTCTAAAGAACGGATTTTGCACTTCGTGGGATAAAGGTATTCGATTTGAAAATGATAAACAAGAAGGACTCTGGCGAAAGAATCTACAAACTCTAGTAGACGCAGGACATAATATCACCCTTAACATTAGTCTGAATAAACAGCTAATGGAGATGGATACCACTGAGTTAGTTTTCTGGTTAAATACGCTTGGTGTGAACTGGGTGCAGTTTGAACGATTGACCCACGATGGCTCTGCTCTGGAAAACACTCATATTTTTCCTGCAAATAAAGAGCTAGACGACTGGTTTGTTAGAATGCACGAAACCTATCAGACAATAAAACCTAAATATAAAGATGTCCTATTGGAAGGTGTGTATTCCTCTTTAACTAAAGGGATACATGGTGGGGTTCGTTGTAGAGATTGCGAGCAAAAAATCTTTACGATTAATGCCGATGGAACTGTGGCTGGGTGTCCAAATGCTGCAGTTGGTAATGGGTTTGGAGATATATCCCAACCCATTAGAACTCTACTCTCCGCCAGAGGAAGAATAAATAACATTACATGCGAGATAGAAAGAGACCCTCGTTGCTATACTTGTGATGTATTTGATATCTGTAATAGCGACTGCCATCAATTGAAGTGGCAAGGAGATATCTGTGCAGCACCGAAAACACTAATGCAAAGGTTAAAGAATGACAACAGCTGGCGATAATATAACAAAAGCAAATATTACTGCTTCTATGGAAGCACTTAAATCATTTAATAACAGTATTGTATGGGGAAGTCATAATCAACCTTTCCAAACAGATATCACTGGTGGTAATGCCACTGGTTATGCTACACAAACTTATGCAGATGATATTTCTGATACAAATGTGACTGCTTCTACTATTACTAATAACTTTAAAGCATATGCTACTTTGTTATCAAGAATTCGAAATGTTCGTTTGTTAAAATGGTATCAAATCCAAGGTGATGTTAGAGCGCAATTAAATAGTGATGAAACTAATATAACTAATTTAAATGCAAATTATGCTGCAGGAATGGGTAACCCAACTGTGACTACTTGGCCAAGTAGTGAAGATCAAATAAATGCAGCTAGTTTAGATGCATTCGTTTCTCAACTATCAACTGCAATTAACGACAATAGAACATCTACTGTTACAATTGAAGAATTTTACTGCCATAGTAATTGTCATGGTTCTTGTCACGGTAGTTTGTAATGTATATTGCTCCATTTGATTCTGATACATTAAAGAAAATTATTACTGGCGAGATCGAATCGCCAGAGGTTAACTACAAAGAATCAACTATTAAAGGTAAGAATTTTATTACCTATTTTAGCAATTTAAAGTATAAGACTATTAGTATTGATTTTACAGATGTTACAGTAGATGAAAAGAAAGAATTATTAGCTGAGTATATTAAACACAACTCAACTGCTAATATTGAACAGTTATTGGTAACTCTTATTAAAATCATATTCGGTCAAAGAGGATATGATTTATCTTTAGTTGATCAATCAAAATCTGATGCTGATTATTTGCAAAAGAGTATTTTAACTAATTCTGAAGTCACAGAGTTTATCAACGAAAACACACATTTAGTTAAAATACTTTGTCAAATTTTAGATGGTACGCTACTATATGCAATTAAAAATCTAAATGCATACAAAGAAGAGATGGGTGATTTTATCACAAATAATATTTTAGTTGATAAACAAGAAGTGGGTAAAACATTCGTAAACTTATTTACAAATGAAACTTTTAATTCTCATTACTATGCTTCTATTCCAAAGTTTGACGATATAAAATATTTTGAATTTTATTTTGACAGACCAATCTACTCAGGTAAGACACTCATGTCTCACATAACAGAAGGGTGTATTATATTCCCTCTGTTAAAAATAATGTTAGAATCACCATTAACTCCTGAACAATTTCAATCTATCTACGAAGAGACAAATGCTACATCTCTATAATTCTTGCTATGTCTATCCAGACGCAATGTTTGATCCATCTACTGATTATATCGTGGTTGGACAAAAACACAACATTCTAGGTGTTGGTGTTGAGAATAGTTTTTACTATAATAATGTAGCAATCAAACAGTGTTTTGGTCGCTTTGCTACCTATGAAGATTTTATTAAGAGTAATCTAGTCGAACCAGTTTGTAGTAATAAAGAAAAGTTTATCATATATTGCGATGACGAAACTCTTGTCAAGTTTTTCACAGCAAAGATTAAATCACATATTTTTAATTTTGACGAAGTTTTATTTCTTGAACTTGCAAAACTATTTGGTGTTCGCCTAAAGATTAAGTCAAAGTTAATTGACTCTAGTAATAAACAAATTATTAACGATCTTGGTGATAAATTTATCGCTTTAATTCAATCGTCTTCTGTTGGTAAATTTCCAATGTCTCAATATTGGATTTGGGAAAACTCTGGTATTGAATGGAAGATAGCGAATAGAAACTGTGGTGTTCCGAATAAACATATTGATATTATAACAGATCTTATTAATCGTTATGTATATTCATTCTTTGATGAAGCGCAGGTTAGTTATCTTTCCAGAAAAGAAAATGGATGGGCAACAGATCCATTTAATCAGCAATTTAGAACAGTTATTTCCATGAAAGAATTATACATGGAAATGAGAAAAGAGTTGGCTCTATTTACAGATCCATTAATTTTAAAATTCTTTGAAACTGGTGTTACTGAAGAACTATTAAAAGATCCACAATTTTTATTATTAGTATCCAATGATAAAGTAGACACTTGGTTGCTTAGATGGCTACTTAAATTACCACAATCAAAAATTACAGATTT